CTTTTGATAAAACACAGCAAGCATACATCATATCCATTGATAACTTGCTTTCCTTGGCTCTTAATTGATTTACGTTTTCTTGTTCTTTCATATGCTTCTTATTTGATGCCTGAATAAAAGCCACTAGAATCATTGAAGTAGCTGAGATCAAAGCTACAATCACATCTTGCACATCCCTTTCCTCCCTTAGAAATGATCAACCTTTACTTCGGTACCGTTATTTACTGCTCTGTACTTCTTAGCTCTTACATCGAAGTGAACAAATCCTTTCTTAGGATAAGCAATCACACCGTAAGTAGTTGGAAACATAGAATCGATTGTCTTGGCTAAAGTAGTTGTATCAACACCTTTGACGTAAATATCGGCTGCCATTCCATAAAGGTGATAAGAATTAGAAGCACCTCCGACACGTTTGTTATGAGATTCAGTTCGATATGCATTAGTAATATTTACTGCCTTTCCAATTTTTTCACGGATCATCTGAAGTGCAATCGGAAGTGTATGATGAATAAGAACAATCTTAGAATCAGATTTGAATTCACTTACTTTGAAGTTATTTGTGATCTTTGTAGCACCTTCTGTAGATGCATTATAAACATTCACACTAACCACATTTAGATCCTCCTTGCTATTACAAGTTGTATCTTCTTTTCCAGATTTTTTAGCCCAAAACAAAATCAAAGTAGGAACTCTCCTACTTGAATAAATACTTCCTTTTGGGAATTTACATTGTGTGCTTCCGCCGCCATCAAACATAAGAGCATTAAAACAACCTAAAGACTTCATCTTGGGATGTAACTGTTCTCTTGTAAGATTACCAGAATAACAAAAAACTACTATCTTATTTTCATGTGTCCAACCTACAGCAGTTCTTTGTGCTGGTCTTGCTACATCAGGAGTTAAATTTCTGTAAACGAATTTATCTCCGACGATGATAGGAATACCAGAAATAAAGTTTTTATCTTCTCCTTTTCTGTAAGTGCAAAATTCAGGTTTATTATCACTTATGCACAAACCATAGTCATTGTACTTACTAACAGAAATTTCTTCTCCATTTACTACACACCAATCAACAGGTTTAAATTTATCATTAAACAGATATCCGTTAATAGCATGAGTGCATCCAGTTTCTTTTTTGATTTGAGCTATTGTTTTCTTTTTTGGATTATAATAAATTTGAGCTTTTTCACATTCAAAAATGTCGTACATAATTTTTAAGTCCCAACCTCCCGCCCTGCAAATTGTTTAGTTCTGCCGAATTGCCTTCACGGGATTTCCATCTTCATTCCAAGTAATTGTATACTTACCTTCAACAATCAAGTAAGTTTCAGTTTTGCCTGCCATCTTCGGATTAAACTTCATATAATCGTGGAGATGCTTAACATCCTCAGGTTCCTTCTCAACAGGAATGAAACCTTCTTTCATTTCCTTTTCAGACCAATTAGATTTAGATCCATCAGGATTCAGATGAAAGTCAGCTCCTGCTTCCTTCAGTTCCTTATTGATTTCCTCAATAGACTTTCCAGACTTGATGATCTCTTCAAACTTTCCCATTATTTAATCCTCCTTATTAGTGAACTGCTTTCCAATCTGATCAATACCAGTAGCAGCCAAACCGGAAACAATACCAACAGCAGCAGCAGTGATGTAATCATTTGCCGGAAAATCCTGCATCAAGAACATAGCAGCAATACCAAGGAATCCGCCGCAAACTCCAACAGAAATAGGAATCCACTTGGTATCAAAACAACAAGCCTTTACAATCATTCCAACCAAATAGCAAATCACTGTAATTACTGCTACACTTGCTACACCAAAATCCATTTTATTTTCCTCCTTTCTTATATTTTCTCAATCTTTCATTTTGTAAGCATACTGGACATTTTCCGTTGTCCCTATTGCTTCTGCAATATGTTCTACCGCACTTATTACATTTTGAAGCAACCGGTAAGCATCTAAGAAGATCAAAATACATATTTTAACTTTTCCTTTCAAGTTTTATTTTTGTAGCCGTATAGCCGTTACTTCAACTTTTTATTTACCATTCAATTTATGAAGTTATCACCGGACTTCTGAAAAATAACTTTCTTTGTAATTGTGCTGATTTTCCTTACATCAACTTCACTTGCTGATACACCAAATTCTACCATTGTATCTTCAACAGCATTCTTAATGAACCTTTCATCACAGCAAGTCAGATTGCAATTGAAATAATCACCACAATCAAAACCAATATCATAATAGAACTTTGAATAATCTTTGTACTTTCCAGATTTAATAATTTCCATTTTACTTTTCTCCTTTTAATTTAAGTTTTAGGTTTTCCTTTAGTTTGTATTTATATTATACTACACATTTCTCAGTTTGTACATACTTTCAGAAAATATTTTTCATATTCATTCTGATGCAGTTACTAAAGGGTATGTAGATGGAAGAACTAAAGAAAAAATTATAGATGTATCTGGTTCTTATTCAAGTGGAGTTATCGATTATAATTTTGGTAAAAATATACAGTTCAAAGACTATAACGAAATTCAATTCAGATTGATATTTGTGCCTTCAAAACAATTTGTTGTAAATACTTTTGGTTTTTATTTAAATAATAATCTTTTGCTTGATATAGCATATTCGTCGTCAACGATGTATATAGATAAATTTCAAAGTTTAATTGATATTTTAAAAATTGACGATAACAATTTCATAGTATCAACTAATAGTGAATTTTGTTCAAATATGACTGTAAATCAAATTAGTATTGTATTTGGTTCATCATCTGTTGAGGCTTCGAATATGAAACTTGTTGTTTATGCTGGATAATTTATGCTAAGTATAATTTAGAATATCCAGAAACATTTGATATAGTAAAATTATTATCCATTTTATTTTCTAAATATGATAATACGTAATCACCCACAAGCAAAAAACTTTCATCCAATAGAAACGGACCAAAATAAGACTTCCCTTCATATTCTCCGTAACTGCCAAAAACTGGAGTAATTGAACAAGGAATAAATGAAATCATTCTATTTTTCCGTTGAACATTTGTCAAAATTTCATTTTTTCCAAAATTCGTTATTATTCTAATACCTTGATCATTTTTGATATTATTCAAATAAATACTACTAACGTAATTTTCTGTATTTTTTATACTTCCTATATTATATATTGATGATTCAATAACAAAATTTCTATAATGTTTATTTATAAGACTGCTGAAATCATATCCAGACTGTATTTTGAAAAAGTCTCTGTCGTTTACATTTTCAAAATTATTTTCAAGAATTGTAATAGGTTTTATTTCCACTACATTTTCATCTACATACCCTTTAGTAACTGCATCAGAATCTGCTGTAGGTGTTCCCAAATTAGTAATCTTATTACTCCCCATATTAAGAACACCACTCATTGTACCGCCAGAAAGAAGTAAAGCAGCTGCCTTCATTGTAGCAGGAGTGATGTACTTATTGTTAAGAACACCGGCAGCTGCTTCAGTAGAAGAAGCCTTATCTGCTACCTTTTGAAGTAAAGCAGCTCCAAGGTTTCCAACAAAAGCAGAAACTGAAAGAGTATCAGATGCATCAAGGTTATTCTGGTTCATGATCTGAGCAATAGCGTAAGCTACAAGAGAAGTCTGATAAGCAAACTTGTTATTGAGCTGAGAAGAAGCTACACCAGTCTGAACTCCATTTAAACGTTGAGTAGAATTTAGATATTCAGTATCAGAAAGTAAGTTTGCTTTGTTCTGATCAAATAACTTAAAATTATTGGTAGGCATTTATTCCACCTCAATTTCATAGATTCTATCTGATCCATCGCCATCAAATTGGAAGAACTGATTCTTATTTCCAACGCCCTCATCCAATTTAATACTTAAGCAATGCCCTGGATCACTTTGTTCTTTAATCGCATTAAGAAGCTTTTCTAGATGTTGTCCGTCTTCATCGAGATAAATTGTGATCTTTTTATTTCCTCTATATTTTCTATCACACATTCGCAAGGCTTTATCTAAAGTTTTCATTTAGTTACCTCACTTATTGGCGACAATATACGAATACTCACCGATATTGTAATAAGCCGGAGCATCCTTCTGCTGAACATCAACAAGTTCCTTATTAGAAAAAGTATCAAGAGTTCTTTCAGTAGCTTCCCCACCCATATCGAACTGAATAACACGAATATAGCCCAAAGGCTTTTCCTGAATATTATTTAAACACTCAGAAACTTTCATATAAAGTACCTCCTTATGTACTGCTCCAATTACCTTCATCCCAACCCTTGATGAATGTAGAATCAGTGTCCCAACCAAACAAGGGCTTATCCTGAATTTCATACTTTACTCTAACACCAGACGGCTTTGGAAGAATATATCCAAGCTGTAATAGTGCTAAATCAGTTTGACTAAAATTAGGATCAATTACACGAATGATATAAGTCATATCTTGATTGTCAACAAAATCAACAGGAACATCAGGGAAGATAATATTTAGAATATCTTCAAGACCTTTTCTTGTTCCATCCCAGTGGTTCATGTAAATTCTTGATTTTAGAACTTTTCTATATAAATCATCTGGAAGAGTTGAAGGAATGTTTGGATTGTCTGTAGGAAGATTTCTGCTTACATTTAAGAGACTTCCTAAAACATCGAGCTGATCTCCAGAAGCTATATCCAAATTGAATAAATCGTTAAAATCATTTAAGTTATCTACAGTAGGTGAAACCAAATCAAGAAATGCTTCAACATATGAATTGAACTTTTCTTTATTTGCGTATTCAGAAGTTATTAACTCTAAATAAGGTTTATTGTTATCAGCCATAAACTTCCTCCCAAATATCATCGAAGAGGACTGGAATATTTAAGTGGAATTCAGTAAGAACTTTACAAGCTACTTCAATCATCTGAGGATGTGCAGCTTTTGAACACCTAAGCTTCAGGAAATGCCTCCACTCTCCAATGTTTGCTGTCATAACAATTTCTGTTTTCAAACTGTTAGGCAAAACATCCCTCGCCTGCTGCGGTGTACAACCGCAATCAAGTAAATCAAAGTAAGGCTTTTCACATCATTCCATGTTTCTTTCCCAAATAAAATATTCTCTACTATCTCTTTCAAAGAAACAAGGCTCAATTACTGTGATTTCGTTTCCAAATTTATCTTTAGTATAGTTACAATATCGTGTACTTTCTTGACAATAAGAAACAGGTCTATGTCTTACAATTTCATGTGTAACTCCACGATCACAAACAATTTTTACAGTTACATCATAATGAATAATCTTTTCTTCATCCGTTAAATCTTCTTTATTGATAATCCGAATACTATTTGAAACTATATTTTTCCCTGAATAACGATTTAGCAAATCTTCAAAAAGTATTTTCTTATCAGCATCATTACTGCAAAATATACTTATAATCCAACCAGGAAGATAACCTAAATAAGAAAAGCAATATCTTATAAAATCTCTCCACGCTCTAACATTGCCAGAAATAATATTTCTACCATCAATAGATGACGTTCTCAAATAAACATTATATCCATTTTCAGCCAAATTGTTTAATACTGCAATAAAAGAATTATAGATAGCTTCTTTCATCATAACTATATAAGAACCATGCTCTAAAACTGCTTCATGTCCTCTATCAATAATTCCTTTAATAAACTTTTTCCAAGAATCATCTGTAATTTTATCTTCTGATTTATAACAAACCCTACCACACATTTCCAAATGTTTAAGAATATCACTGCCATTTATATTCGATAGAATTTGTACTGAAGGTTGAATTACTTTCATTAAGAAACCACCACCGTTACTTTATCAAGATCAATCTGAGATGCTTCATTAAACAGAACTGAAACATCAGAATCAGAATAAGTAGATCCATCAGTAGAAGTTTGAACATTCAAAACAGAAAAAGAAGGAGCTTGAATTGACTTCATCTGAGAAGTAGCAATAGACCAAAGAACAGATCTATAAACTGTTTCTGCGATCTCAAGATTATTGATGTAATCTACGATAGCTGCCTTTATATCATCTGCATAAGAATCATTATAAGAAGAAAGCTTTTTTAGACTTACCTTCACATACACAGTTTTGTAAGTAGGTCTATAAAAACTAATATTTGTAGTATTACCAGATAAGGAAACAATAGGAACTGTAGTTGTTCCATTTGTATAGCATCCTGGCGTTTTCTTAAAATAAATTTCAGTAGCTACATCAGTATTATCTCCACCTTCAACTACCAATGTGATAGAATGGGGAGGATGCCCTAAGTCATTTGTCGAACCAGTATCATTCTCATATCCTTTGATTCTTTTTACACCTTCAACAGCAGAAATAGAAGCGAAGATCGATTCAAATACTGTTTCAGAAGGAGCCGAAGTAGCTAAAGCATATCTAGATCTTAATTCA